GCGATGCCCCCCCTTGTGCGTTGCCCTCCCCCCCTTGCATCGGACGCCGCTCGACGCGCGCGTGACACGGACGGCAGAGCGTGATGAGGTTGGTCTCCTCGAAGGCCAGATCAGGACGGGCCCGGAGCCCGATGACGTGATGAACAGTCAGCCGGTCAGTCGCGCCGCAGCGCACGCACGCTCCGTCGCGCAGACGGATGCGTCGTGACATCCGACGCCACGCGGCCGACGTGATGAACGCCTGGTGCTCGGTGCGCGCTGGGGTCGCCTCGCGGCGCGGCCGTTGCCGCTCCTTCTCCCGCTCGCGCTGGCGGACTGGCGCGTAGCAGATGCGGCAGCGCCCGCGCGTGATCTCGTCGACCGTCCGACCACAGTCCATGCAGATGAAGGAATGGCTCATAGACGACAGCAGCCCGCCGGATCGGCAGGCTGCGGAGACACCTCGAGCGGGGTGGGGGGAGGGGGTGCCGGATACCCGGGGGCCTACCCCGGGGGACTACCCCGGGGGGTATCTCCGGGGCAGCTGCGCGGCACCGGGGGCCTATCGACCCCACCTCGCGCCGCGAACACTAGCGGTCGGAGCGGACATCATGCAAGCGCACGTCGCGCTGATCGGGCCTCGTGCCCGGGATGTGACCGCCCACGCCGCCGATCACGGGGATGCCACGCAGCCTGCGCTCATCGGCCGGCGCACCTCGGGGGTCCATGCGTGGCGCGGTGCCCGAGGTCTCCGACTCACGCAGCGCTGTCTCCACCAGGCGCGCGTGCTCCTTGTCCAGCCTCGCCCGCTGAACTGCTGCCAGCAGCTTCGACACGTTCCGCCTCCTTGGTGATCTTCACGACCGCGCGCCGCCAGTGCTCGCGCACGGTGTCAGGCCCGATCCCCAGCATCAGGGAGATCGACTTCCACCCCATCCCGGTCTCCCGCAGCCGGACTACCTCGATCTGCTTCTTGGTGCACACGCGCCTGGCGATGTCCATGAGCTCGGCCGGGGAGAGTCCGAGGTTGTTCACGCCTGCACCGTGCCGATGTTCACTTGTTCACTGTTCACGTCTCTCTCTCTCACACGTTTACTTCTCATTGCTTTATTTATTGCTATTTGCGGGGTTCTGAAACGGCGCGCGAGAGAAAGAGAGCGCGCGTCTAGTGAACAGTGAACAGGTGAACAATCCCACTGTTCACGCCTCACGACGGCTCCTGGACGAGCCAGTAACGCACGCTGCGGCCCTGCTCGCGGTAGTCGATCAGCCCTGCTGCGGCAGCCGCTCCGATGGCACGCCGAACCCTGTCGGCGGGGAACTTCACCCTGCCGTTGCTGCGATGCCTGAGCATGAACTCGCGGACGGTGAGCGCGTCGTCCTCGCTGGTGGCGCTGCGCGACCGGGCGAACCTCAGCAGCGCCTCGACCTCCGGGTCGTGGGTGCTCCCGGTCTCCTCGAGCAGCGGACGGAAGTAGTCGAGCGAGCGCTCCATGACAAGGATCGCCCACCCGATGTCCTGCGCCTCGATCACCACGTCGGACAGCCGGATCACATCTCGGAACGAGCGCGCCACCGCTGCCAGCGCGGCGAGCTTGACCACGGTGATGCGGGCCCTGCCCCACAGCTCGGCGGCGCGGTCGGTGGCCGTGTCGCCGGCGGCGGCGTTGTGGCGGTCGAAGTACCTCATGTACCAGGTGTCATAGACCGCGTTGGCGTCGTCGTTCATCAGGTCGTAGACGTTGCTCACGACGCTCGATGTGGCGACCACCCTCGCCAGCGTGCTGACCTGCTCGCGGATCTCCGACCAGTTGAGGCCGCCGTTCATGTTCGGCCGGGGCACCGCTCGCACCAGCGGCGGCGAGGGCATGACGATCCACCGGCCGGCGAACCCTGACGAGAACATCGTCTCGGTCACCGCGCCGCCCAGGACGTGCGGCGGGATGTTCCCCACCATCGTCACGCAGCAGCGCGACGGGAACCGCTTGGTCGCCCTCGTGTGGCTCCCGATGTACCCGTCATACACGCCCAGCAGGATGCGCCTGGAACTCTCCTCCCAGCGCGCCGCGTCCTTGGTGAACAGCGTCGCCACCTCGTTCCACGACAGCAGCCACGACGGCGGGAAGTGCGTCTCCCAGTCATCGGCGTCCTCCTTGCTCTCGGCTGCGAGCAGCTCGACGATCCCGGCGTCGGTGGTGCGTATCAGCGGCTCGAACCTCAGCATGTCCTCGTCGGGCATGTAGGTGCGCGCATCCCTGATGGCCGAGCGCGCGTTGCTCATGGTCGAGGTCTTGGCACCGAGCGCCGACTGGCCGACCACCAGCTGCCACACATTGCAGAACTCCTCGTTGCTGAACCACGTCAGCCGGAGCTTCGGCGCGGCGATGGCCGAGACCACCGCGATGCCGGTGACCAGGTGCGCCTCGGGCGCGGCCTCGCCGACGTGCCCGAGCGTGTTGCACCACGTCTTGAGGAACCCGCTGTCGGGGATCACCAGCGCACGGTCCAGTCCGGCGCCCACTCGCTCTTGCGCTCGAGCACCCGCGGCCTGACCGCGGCCCGCTTGATCTGCCCGCGCACGACATCCGCCGCCTCGCGCCGGGGCAGCCCGGCCTCGACGCCGGCCGCGATCAGCGTGTCGCGCGCCGTAGGCTCGGGGAGCTCGCCGCCGGCCACCAGCCTCCCCGCCGCCCACGCGGCACCTGAGAGCGCCTGATTGCGCCCGGCACCACCTGACACCTCCTGCCAGAACCTCGAGCAGATCGCATCGAGGATGCGCTGCCCCGCGGCACCGGAGTCGAACGCCGGCCGCAGCCTGGCGCGCTCGGCCGCGATCTGACGGGCCCGCGCCTCGGCGGCCGCGTGCTCCTCGCGGATCGCCACGAGCTCAGCCTCGATCCGGTCAGCGCCGCGCGCGGCCTCGTCGGCCTCGAGCCAGTGGGCAGAGCACACGCCCTGCATGACCATCTGCTCGGTGCAGTGCGGCACGGAGCAGATGGTCATGCGCTTTCCCACGTCTTGGTGTGCTCCGAATGGCACCTCTCACTCACCGATCCTCCTCTCGCTCATCTGCATCCATCAGCAGCTGCACCGTCACCTCGGTGTTCCGCTCCTCGTCCTCGCACATCCCGATCACGTCGTCGCACACGCGCTCGACCAGGTACTTCTCGGCCACGCTCAGCCGCTCGGCCAGCTGCCGGAGCGGCGCGAGCATCTGGGTCATGTCGTCGACGAGGCCCGTCACCCCTCGATCTCCACGCCGGCGGGCTCCTCGCCGATGCGCAGCCGCTTCTCCGGCGCGCGGTCCATCCTGTTCCACGCTTCCTTCACATGCTCGACGTACCCGTCGCGCGCGGCGACCATCGGGACCAGCGCATCGCGCAGGCGCACGCTCAGGTTGAAGTCGCTCGACCATGCCTGCTGGCTCGAGCCGAAGGCCCGGTACGGGAAACGCCGCCACATCTCGCGGCTCATGCACGTCAGCGCGAAGCCGACGAAGCCCGTCCTGATCAGCTCACTCGGCCACGCAACGACGTCGGCGTATCGGTAGAAGTCATACGCGCCGGCCGACGGGATGCACCCCATCAGCGGCCGCTTGGTGATGTTCACCTCGGGATGCGTGAGATCGAGCCGGCAGTACCCGGTCACCACCGGCACGAGCGCCCCGTCGGCGTCGCGGGCGATGCCGAGCACGGCGTCGAGCGCGTCCTGCCCGACGACGCAGTCGTCCGACACCAGGCACAGGTGCGAGAAGCGGATCGACTCGTCGTGCACGATCGAGGTGATGACCTCGATCAGCTCCCATTCGGTGTAGTTTTGGAGCCACGCCTTGCGCACGTCGAGGGCGTCGAACGCCGCGATGCACTCGGGGATCTGCCGCGGATTCATAATGGCGAGGATCGGGTTGAAGGTGCTCACGACCCGACTACCTCGCGGTCGTCGTGGTCGTCCTCGCGGTCGTCCCACAGGCAGTCCTCGCAGATGCGCCCGGAATGGCCCACGGGCTCGCCGCATGCCAGGCAGCGCTGCTTGGCGTCGCTCATCGCGGTGGCCTCAGCGTCCAGATCAGGAGTGCTACGAGGAAGAACACCAACGCCCACATCACGCCGTCGTACATGGCTCGACCTTTCGCAGAGCGGCACACGCGATGGCGGCCGCGTCGATCTCGTCCTGCGTGCGGCCGGCGATCTCCGGCCACTGTCCCTCGGCCCACCTGCGCACCGGCTCCTTGCCCGCCTCCCGGATGCCGAGCAGCTGCCGCCATTCGCGTGGCTGGATCAACTCGATCAGCGCGTGGCCGAACACCCGCCAGGCGATGGCCTCGACGTTGCCGACCCAGCGCGCGTGGTCGACGGTGACCTTGCGGTTGAGGCCCGCGAACGGGGCCTCGACGAACACGCCCACGACATCGACGTCGGCGGCGTCGGCGGTGTGCAGCACGCCCACCAGCTCGTCGCGCACCGCGCTCAGCGCGTGCCGGCGGTCCTGGTCGTTTCGGTCCACGACGATCGTGCCGGTGGTGACCAGGCGCTCCTCGTCGGTGATCAGCGCCCAGCCGGTCACGCGCTGAGCGGCGTCGATGCCGAGGATCATCGGCTCCCCTCGATCCAGACCAGCATGAGGATGCCGAGCGCCGTGATCCACTGCGCCACGGTGGACAGGATGGCGGTCACGCGGTCTCCTTCCCCAGCATCGCGCGCAAGCGGCTCATCTGGATCACGTTCTCCTCGGCGTTGCGCGGATCGTGCTGCCGGCAGTAGTCCGACCCCCTGCGCGCGTAGCGCGTGCACGGCTTCCCCACGCCTGGGGCGTTCTTCTTGATCCCGGCGCACCTGACCCCCCGGGTCTCGCCATTCGCAAGTCTCAGTCGGCGACGGTGCGCCGGATCGCGTGAGAGTCCGTGCCGGAAGTTTCTCTCGGTCACCGTGTCGCTCCGCGTGCGGCGATTCCAGCCACGGTTCTCGAACAGCGAATACATCGCCATCGCCATCGCGTGCGGGCTGGTGTAGTCGGTGCCGGGGTGCACCTGCGCGCATGCCTCGCGCATTGACAGGCCGGACAGGTACAGCCTGCGGACCTCGTGCAGCTGCTCCTCCGAGCACTTCCAGGGATAGCCTGCGTTGCTCGAGCGCCGTTCCTTGCGCTGGTCGCCGAGCCGGTCGACGATGTTGGGGACCGTGTTGCCCCCCGTCTGCGTATCGCACCACAGGCACGTCCCGTCGCTGCGGCTCGGCTGGACCTTGCGACACCGCGGGCAGTGGGCATCGAGGCCGGGCTGCATGACGTCCGACGCCGGCTCGTGCAGGTCAAGCATGACCGTCAGCCGGTCGATCCACTGTTCGCTCATCCGCCCGATGCGCTCGGCCAGCATGATCTTGCTCGCGGCGGTGTCCGGCAGCAGTCCGAAACGCTCGCCGACCGCCTGGCTGAACGTCGCCAGTGTGATCTCGTTCTGCTCGCAGTGACGACGCACGGCGGCGGTGATCTGCTGCGAGGTCAACGGAACCCCTCACGCCTGACATGCCGCCAGTACCCGGCGATCACGTCGCCGCGCGCGATGTGCAGCGACCCGGCTGCCCTGGTCAGCGCCGTCGTGCGCGCGATCCCGTCGGCGCAGTAGGCCTCCACGGCGTGGAAGCACGCCTCGTCGAGCTCGCGGCGCTCGGTGCGCTGGGCCTCGGTCATGTTCACCACGGCGAGGAGCGCCATCAGAAGCATCCCCACGCGCTGAACCCGTACTTGCGCGCGAGCGCGAGGGCGTGAAACGCCTCCTCGGCCGGCACGCTGGTCGGCCACGGGTAGCCGGTGATAGCGCGGGTGGTGGCGAAGTTGCCGTTCCAGATCCCGAACGCGGAGCTGTAGGTGCCGTACAGCACGCCCCACTTCACGCGCCAGGGCGAGCCCTTGACCTTCGGGCCCGTGCCCATCTCGCACTCGGCGATCCGGTGGAGGGTCGCGTACTCATACGCGCTGGCCCGTGCCTTGAAGTCAGACCAGGTCGGCTTCGCCGGGTAAGCCTGCTTCGCACGGTGATCGAGGCACGCATTCTTGGCGTCGCCGTGATGCGACGCGCACGGCCTCGCCAGTGCGGGGGAGACGGAGAACCCCAGCACGCTCCCCGCAGCCGCGGCGACTCCCCACGCGGCGAACCTCAGCAGGCCCTTCGCATGTCGCGTCTCCCCGCTTTCGGGGGACGCACCACCACCTATCCCCGCACTGCCACCGGGGAAACGGCTCCGTTGGTCAGTGAACCAGCTCTTCTGATCGCTCACGCTAATCCTCCTGCACATAGGGGGTTTTGACTGCGAGTTTCTCCCCATCGGGCCTGATGTCTCCCCGACGTGCGACCATGTAGTCGGGCTCACGAAGGGAGACGGGGTGCCCGCACTGGTGAAGAAGTGCCGCCACAGCCGGGGAGAATGGGGAGAGTGCGCGTGCCAGTGGTACGCGGACTACCGCCTCGCCGGCGAACGGATCTACCGGCCGCTGGGCCGGGACCGGGCGCAGGCCCGGGCGGCCTACCGGGTCGTGCTCGCCGAGCTGGCGTCCGGCATCACCGGTATCAGCGGCGATCCGTCGTTCGACGAGGTCGCCGACCTGTACCTGTCGGCGTGCCGTGTGCGGGTGCGAGCGCAGTCGGTCGACCGCTACGAGGCGGTCCTCGCGCACGCCCGCCGCTACTTCGCCGGGGGCACCGCCTCGAGCATCGGCACGCCCGAGGTCGCCATGTTCGCCCAGGCGCTTCTCGCAAGCGGCCACGCGCGAAGCCACACGCGCATGATCGTCGGCCGGACGATCGCCGTCCTGCGCCACGCGGCCGAACTCGGGCTCATCAGCGTCGTGCCGGCCTCCCCGTCGGTCCTCGCGGATGCCACTGACGACGAGCCAGAGATCGAAGTGCTCACGCTCGAGGATGCCCGCAAGGTGATCGGCAGGCTGCCCGAGCCCGAGCGAAGCCTCAGTACCCTCGTGCTCTGGACGGGCCTGCGCGCATCCGAGGCACTGGCACTGCGGCCCGAGAACGTCGGCGACGCGGTCCTGCTCGTTCGCTCGACGCAGGTGCAGAGCAGGCGCACCAAGGGCGGCGAGGTCGTGACCAACAGGCCGAAGTCCCGCCGCGGCAGGCGCGACGTCGACCTGATCCCGCAGGCCGCCGAAGCCCTTGGCGGACTCGTCCTCCCGATTGACACCACCTACCGCCGGTGGCTCCAGCGCTGGCAGGGTGCCTGCAAGAAGGCGCGCGTGCCCGCGACCGGCCTGCACGCGCTCAGGCACACGAACGTCAGCCTGCGTTTCGCCGCCGGCCAGACGCTCACCTACATCGCCGACCAGGTCGGTGACAGCCCGCAGACGATCACGCGGCACTATGCCCACCTCCTCCGGGCGCAGACGCCTCCGCAGACCGATCTTCTCGCCGCCGTCGCGGCGGCCTGACCTCGCGGGCGAACGCACCGCTGCTCGGTGCGACACCGGGCCGCACGAGCTCCTCGAGCGACCAGCCCGGGACGTAGTAGCGCCCGTTTATGCGCATCGACACCACGCGGCGTCGACGGATCAGCGCGCGGACGAAGTCGGCCGAACGCCCCAGCACCTCAGCGGCCTCGGCCACCGTGAGCAGCTGCGCGTTCACCTCGTGAAGTCCTCCGGCCGGCAGTGCGGACACACGACCGGCAGTGACCACCTCCGCAGCGGCGTGCCGTCGGCCAGATGTGCCGATTGCGGGGTTGACGCCAGGATCGCGCCCTGCCCGCCGCAGTGCGCGCACTGCTGCCGGCGCTCGCGGATGCGCATGTAGGCCAGAAGGGACTGCCGGGCGTTCTCGGCGCGCTGCCATGTGGCAGTGCCCTCGGGTCGCCATCCCTTGTTCGGCTGCGGAGTATGCACGCGCACGCCGCCTCCTTCCCTAGAACGGGATCTCGTCCTCGCCCTCGGCCTTCTTGCTCTTGCCCTTGGCGACCTTCGCCACGGCCTGGAGCTCCGGCCCCTTCTTGGCGATGTCGTAGTTGTGGTACTCGCGCCCGGACTGACCGCGGCGCGGGCCCCGGTAGATGACGTACACCGACCAGCCGGTCGACGGCGGATCGTCCGCGGCGCTGCCGAGCTCGGCCTTGAGCACCGACCGGCTGAGCCGGAAGGTGAGCGTCCCGTCGCCCTGCGGGACGTCGTTGATCGTCACGTTCTCGACCAGCAGCTCCTCGGTGTCACCGAAGTCGGTCGTGACCGTCTGATGTGCCGGGTCGGCCACCGTCCCGGCGAACCAGTCGCCGACCTCGGTGAGCCCGATCCAGTCGCCGCCGCTGCCCTTGGCCTGCGCGCGGAGTGCGGCGATCGTGTCTGCGTCCATGCTTCCCCGTTTCCTAGCTTCTGACCTGAGCGGCCGGCAGCGGTGCGTAGACCGCCCGCCACTCCTTGTTGTTCTTCACCGCCCACAGCCGCCTGGCGGCCATGAACCACTCAAGGGCGTTCGCGTCGGCGGCCACCGGCACGACATACGCGCTTTCGGGCCTGACGTGGAACACCACCGCCCCGTCGACCTCGGGCATGTCGATGACCGTGCCGTCGTCGCCGGTGACGAGCTTGTCGGCGTGCACATAGGCACCGCCGATCTGCGCGGCCATGTCCTCGTAGACCCCGCGCGATGTCTTGACGTCGGCCACCAGGCGCCTGCGCCCGCGGCCGGGGACGAACATCTCCACGATCAGGTCGAGCGTGCCCGCCCACTCGAGGCCCGGGCTCAACCCGTACACCGTGCACTCCGAGTGAATCGGCTCGACCTCGTACTCGGCCATCAGCCCGCGGAGGTTCTGGACGATCAGCTCGGCGGTCGGCGTGAGATCCGGCTTCTCGGTGCCCTTGATCTGCGCCTCGAGGTACTCGTGGACCATCGTCCCGGCCTGCCCGGCCTCATCGAGCTCCGAGCGCCATGCGGTCTTGATCGCCGAGAGCGCCATCTTCTCGTCCTGATCGACCAGCGCGGCCAGCGCTCCCGACTTGTGCATCTCAATCGCGCCCTTCGCCGCCCGGTCGACCTTCCAGTTGGCGATGGCGGGCTTGTCCACCACGCCCAGCACGGTCGTCACCGACGGCACCCACATCTCCGCGTCGGCCGGCGGTGGCGGCCACGGGTACAGCCGCGGGCCCCAGCCGTTCTTGGTGGCGTTCCTGGGGGGTGCCATCACGCTCCCCGTTCCGGCGGGAGCAGGGGCGAGCGCTCCCGAACGCGCTCTAGCCCCTGCTCACCGACCGCGGACGTAGCCATCGCCCGGCCGCAGGGAGTTGCGGCCATGATGCGGGGGACGTCGATGACCTGCGCGCCCCGCGCGCGCCCGGTTGCCCGGGGGAGGTGCCGCTCCATGAGAACGGCGGCCGTCGGCTCGAACGTCTGACCGGCCCTCGCGCTCAGTGCGATGCGCGGGGTCTTGTGCCGCCGACCGGCGGCCTCGGTGTGGGTGCTCATCCGAACACCCGCTGGATGAGCTCTGCGAGGTACGGCCCGGTGTAGTCGAGTGTGTACCTGGTGGAGAGGAACACCGCGAGCATCGACGCCACGATGATCCACATGAGAAGGGTCGCCGGCGTCAGCGCGCGCTTGCGGCCGCGGTGGTGGCGCCTCACTGCGCACCGCCCCAAACGTGCTTCTGGACAAGGTGCTCAGGCACACCGCGATCAAGCAGCATCGTCGCAAGGCGGTCAGCCGACAGCAGTGGCGACTGGGTGTAGTGTGGCCGCTGGCCGCTAGTGCGTGCTCCATCCCTTGTGCGCAGCAGCGATGCAAGCGCAGCGGGCAGGGGCGGGACGTCGGTTAGCGAAACAAGCTCGCGCTGCGCGACCCATGACCGTGTCACGCCCGACGGCATGAGGGACGGCGGTGCGACCACGTTCTCACTCTTGATCTCGAGGCCGGGAGCCAACAGACCCGGACCATCTTCCGTGCGCACGAAGTAATGCACCCCACGCGCGGTTACTGCGCATGGCATCTGCTCAAGATCCGCGTGGGACACGAGATCCTCAAGGGCGTCAGCGCCATCGGATGAATCAACGTCTATGACCGCCAGGCCGATCGCCCTGAGACGCAGCCCGATGTTGGCCGGATGCCCTTCACGCTGCAAGTGCGCGAACGTCGCCTCGGTGGCGTCCGGGTCCGCCGTGATCATCTGCCAGCCACGGTGCCGCGGATGTTTCCCTGCACTCCGGCAGTGTTCGCCCAGCGGGCACGAGCAGGCGCCGCCTGGCGCTATGCCCCACAGTGGGATGACCGGAATGCCCATCTGCGCGTAGCGGGCTGCGTGGCGCCTCATCCGAACAGCGTCCCGTGTTGCGCGAGCGCGGCCGCTTCGGCCATGCCCCGCGCCAGGCTGATGTCAACCTGAGCGACGTGGGCGTTGATGCGAGACTCGGTCGCGGCCTGATCCCACGGCTCGCCGGTCTCGAACGAGTCGAGCGCGTCGTCGAGGTATCGCGCGGCCTCGCGCAGCCGGCTCGATGCCCGCAGGAGGTGGAGCCGGGTCTCAGTCCTTATCCGCTCGTGGCTCATCGTTCTCCCTTCGTGAGCCCCTGTATCCGATGACAAGGTTAGCGGTCAGAACGCTAACTCCTGCATCGGACGACATAGGTTTTCACGCATCTAGCGGGAGAACCGTTTGAGATGTGAACTTGAGGTAAGCGTCATCAGAACGCGAAGCGCGTTGCTGTACGATGACCACTGAACGAACGGCTAAGGGAGACGCCGTTGTCGTTAGGGGCGATGATCCGGCAGGCGCGTGCTGACGCGCAGATGTCGCAATACGAACTCGCCGACCGTGTTGGCGTGCGAAACTCGGCCGTCTCGTCGTGGGAGCTCGGGAAGGCCAACCCCAGCCCCGAGAACATGGTCAGGCTGATCGACGTGCTCGGCCTGGACGCGGACGAGGCGGCCGCGGCCTACCTCGACGCCTTTCGCCGCTAGTCCTCCCGCATCAGGCGCCGCATCGTCGCGGCGTCCGCGATCCAGTCACGCCCGATCGGCGTGAGCACCAGCGCCTCGCCGTTCTGCTCGATGACCTCACACACCCGCGCAATGGCACCGACGGCGTCGTCCATGCGAGCAGCGGGGTCATCTTGCGGGTTGATCATCCGCACGTCCGATCTGACGCGGGAATCCCGGGGAGGTCCGGGGAGACATCATACAGCGGGGGGGGGGGTATTCAAGGGTAAACCGTAATCTTACGTCGCGCGCGACGGAACGCCATGTACGCCCACAGGTCCGCCAGCTCCTCCTTCGCGTTGTCGGTGAACCACGGCTCGTCGCGGCTGGCCCAGTCGCCGGCGAAGGTGTCGCAGCCCTCCTCGTAGCGCTGCCTGACCATCTCCACCAGCTCGCTCGGTGGCTCCTCGACCAGCGCGAGAACGTCCTGCCAGGCGTCCTCGAGGTTCTCCTGCACCTTCGGCCACAGCGCGCGCGCCTCAGCTGGTCGCATCATCGGACCCGATCATCTCGGCGAGGTTGCGCAGCTTCTCCTCGCGTGTTGCGTGCACCGGATGGCGCAGCACGTCGGCGTCGATCAGTTGCAGCACGGCGTCAAACCCTTTCGCGTCGAACGGCCGGACCTTGGCGCCGGCCTTGATCACCTCGGCGAGCACCTGCGCGCGCGGCGACAGGTGCGCACGACCGAGGCGGAACTCGTCGATGTAGAAGCGCACGGCCGCTAGGCGGCGAGTGCGGGCTCCACCACGCGCCCCTGGTGGTACTTGATCCACTCAGGGACGATCCCGACGACCGAGCCGTCGTCGCCGAGGCGCAGCTTGACGACCCACGCGCCGACCGCGGGTTGCAGGCCCAGCCTGACGAGCAGGTCGGTCTGCCACTCGAAGCAGCCGGCGAGCAGTGACGGCACGCTCCGGTGCTCGAACCACCCGGCGACGTGGTAGTGCCCGTGGATCAGCAGCGCGGGCTTGCGGCCGGGTGGCAGGCCCTCGATGTAGCGCTGCGGCTTGTAGCTGATCGCGTACCCGCCGCCGCCGCGGCCGTGCACCATCGTCGCGTGGGCGCCGTTCGGCAGCTCGACGCTCCCGTGGTACGCGCCGCAGTAGACGAAGTCACGGCGTCGGTGGCACACCGCCTGCACCGGGTCGGCACCGATCCTCCCGGCCTCCCCCTCGATGTCATGGTTGCCGGCGATGATGTAGGTCGTCATCCCGCTGATGCGCGGGTAGACCTCCACGGCGTAGTCGACCTGCTCCTTGTAGGTGTGCATCCCGGGGAGCAGTCCGTTGGCGACCTGGCCGCGATAGATGCCGACGCCAGCGACGAGATCGCCGGCGTGCAGGACCGTGTCGATCCCGCGCGCCTCGAACTCCGCGTAGGTCGTATGCAGCTCGTCGAGCGCCTGCTCGCGGCTGCCGATGTGCGTGTCGGACACGATGCCGAGCGTGATCTCGTCGCCGGAGATACGCAGGCGCGTCACGTTCACCGATGCCGGTGGGAGCTTGTTGAGACGGACGGTGCCCGGCTGATTCTCGTCCTCGTCAACCCGGAAGCCCTCTTCCTGCAAGCGACCGATGACCTCGCGTGCGCGTCGTGGCGAGACGTCCATCGCATCCGCAAGCGACTCGATGGTGACCGATTCCTTGCTCCGGTCCAGGAAGTCGCGCGCCATGTCGAGCATGTGATCGAGGCCGGCGTCGGTGTTCTGCACGATGGCCGGAACCAGCGGCAGGTCGAGCCGCTTCGTCCAGATCCCCAGCGTGCGCTCGGAGACTCCGGTCGCACGCGACACTGCCGCAAGCGTGCCGTGCTTGGCGAGCATCTCGCTGAGCTTGTCCCGGTCGCGGTAGTACGGCACCTCGCGCTCGGACTGTGATGGCGGCGGAAGGTCCGGCGCATCCTCGCGCAACGACGACCCGCCGGCGGTACTGCGCGAGAGCGGGATGCCGTGCTTGCGCGCCCAGTGGTGAAGCGTGGACGGTGTGACGTCACCGCTCGCGGTGGCGACGGCGACGCATGATCCGTGCTCGCGTATCGCCTCCAGGAGAAGGTCACGATCCCACCACCACGGCTGGTTGGCAGCGATCGGACGACCTACTGCTGGACGTCAGTGGGCGCGGCCGGAAGCTCGTCCACGAGCTCCGACGAGATCACGGGAACCGGCTCCGCGTACATCGTCTGCACCATCGCCTGCATCTGCCGGCCGAGAACGACGACGACGCCGAGCACCGTCGCGCACGTCGCTCCCCATTGCCAGGGGAGAGTGCTGAACACCGGAGCCAACGCGGCCGCGACTGCGCCGATGAGCCCGATCCATGATGCGGGCCCGAACTTGACGGACTGATTCACAGGGTCATTCCTTTCGTCAGGTGGTCTTGCCGAGCGCCTCTGGCGCTCCTTGAGATCCGGCCTCGTGCCGGACGCGGGAGAACGGGCGAAGCTGCCGCCCCAGGCGCCGCTCGAGCACGGCTTTCGCGTCCTGCCGTCCGATCTCGTCGAGCCACGGGCCATAGACCCTGCGGCCGAGCTCGAACCCGTACCTGCCCTTCACGCGCACCCGCCGGGCCAGCGCCCGCTTGCCCGGCGCGAGGCCCGCGATGACCTTCTCGCGCTGCTGACGTGTTCGCCAGGGCCCGTAGAGCTTGGGGACGGCCTTGACGTCCTCGAGGAAGTAGACGCGCTGCGGCGTGTGCCTGCCGTAGCGCAGCTCCGGGGAGACCACAATGGTCGCGCCGGCGAGGCTGCGCACGCGGCGCGCGACCGAGTCGGCGGTGTTCCCGCCGATCGTCGCCCAGGTGTTCGCCGCGCCGCGGACGGGCGCGACCAGGATCTCGACGTGCGTGCCGCACCACACGATAAGGGCACCCGGCACGGGCGTCGTGGTCTCGTAGCCCTTCATCCGCGCGTTGGTGCAGATCGCCGCGGTTGACGGATTGCTCACGTCGGTCACGTCACTCTCGCGCAGGATTCCCGACGCGAAGCACCCGCACCACGGCACCGGCCCGATGGACGTGCCCCGGCCCATTCCCCAGTAGCGCTGCCACTGGTCGATCGGCCCGCCGTAGTCGGTGTTCGTGCCCTTCTCGCGCACGCCGATGTAGCGGGCGGCCGTAGCCACGACCCGCTCGTTGGCAGTCATGTCGTGCTCCCTTCCCAGCGACTAGATGACGTCGCTGTCGTCGATGTAGAAGCTGCCCTCGGCTGCCGCCTTGGCCGAGCCCTCTCCCGCCCATCGGTACGAGTGCTTCCCGGCCTGCGTGCTGGTGAAGTCGGCGGTGTAGATGCCGGTCGCCGTCTTGGTGACCGACGGCGTCGAGGTGGTCTCGTCGGGCAGCTTCACCGTGCAGACCGGCGTCGGCGATGGATCGGTGGCGACGCCTGAGACGGTGAAGGTGGCCGTCAGCCGGATCACGTTGCCCAGCATGTAGTGGTTGGGGTTTGGCATGCTCAGCCTCCGAGGGTGTCGGCGAGAGCGAGGTCGCCGGTAGCGGTGTCATCTGTCGTGGTGCCGGCGCGCTGGACGTCCGCGAGCGACGCGACAGCGGCAGCGACCTCGAGCAGCTGCACATCCGTCAGTCGCGCGTCGCGCAGTCCGATCAGCGCAAGCGCCACGTCTGCGGACGCGACATCGAAGGAGCGAAGGCCGTCGCCGGTAATCAGCAGCGCGCGAGGCCGGTCAGTCGCGGCGATCGAGGCGGAGTCGGCATCGACGACCGGCGCAAGCGCGCGTTGTATGTCCTGGTCGTCGGCGCTGGCGATGATCTGCTCGAGCAGCGCGGCCTGCGCGATCGCGGCTTCGCCGAGCGAGACCCGCCCGGGGACGTACACCTCGGGGACCGAGCCGATGGCCTGTGCGACGGCGGCGATGGCCGCCAGCGTGATCGAGAGCGCCGGAGCGGCCGCGGCAGCGGTCGCCGGTGCCACTGGCGCCGGGACACGGGTCTCCGGCGTGACCTGGGGAGCGGTCGCTGCGGCGGTCGCCGGCGCGGACACTGACTCGACCGTGAGGTCGATCTGCGCGACCGGAGCAGCCGCGGACGCTGTCGCCGGGCACGCTGACGCAGTGAGCGTGATGTCGTTCTCGATCGCCGGGGACGTGACCGCCGCGGACGCGGAGGATGCCGGTGCCGGCATCGACACGACAGGCGCAGGTGCGGAGATGTCCGCCGAACTCGCGCCCGCGACGCCGGGGAGAACATGCGACGGGACAGGCGCCGCCACGGCGCCGGTCGCAGCGGCCGCGGCGGGAGCGACGACCAGCGAGGCATCCGGGCCCGTCGCGGCTGCCGTTGCCATGCCAGCAGGTGCGGCGACCGACACGACAAGGCCGGGCACGGTGCTCGCGGCACCTGCGTCGGCGGCCGGTGCGGTGATCTCCACGTCGCCGCCGGTGCCCACGACCGGCGCCTGGGCGCTTGCCGTTGCCTCCGCCGGCGTGGCCGCAACGGTCAGGTCGATGTCCACCGCGGGAGCAGTGGTGGCGGCCTCGGCCGCAGCCGCAGGCGGTGCAGCCGCGATGGCGACGCCTGGTGTGCCCCCAGCGCCAGTCGCACCGGCGGACGTCGCGCTGACCGTCACCTCGAGCGTCGGCGACGTGGCATCCGCCTGCGCTGATGCGACCGCCGCCGCCAGCGTGACGGAGAGCGCCGGCGCGGTTGCGTCGGCGTCCGCCTGACCGGACGGTGATGCGACCGAGACCACAAGCACGGGCGTCGCGCAGTCGGCGCTCGCCGTCGCAGCCGGCACGACGAGCGTGGTGTCCATGCTCAGCGCCGGAGCGGTCGCGGCAGCGGTCGCCGGTGCGGGGGTGCCCGACACCGACACCGACACGCTGAGCGCCGGAGCGGTCGCGGCAGCGGTCGCGTCGGCTGCGACGCCGGTGACCGACACCGACACGCTGAGCGTCGGTGCCGTCGCGGCAGCGGTCGCGTCGGCTGCGACGCCGGTGATGTTGACGTCCGCACCCTGGTCGCCGGGGTACAGCGTCGAGCCGGGATAGACCGACCCGGACGGATAGAGCAGCGCCATCGTCTAGTCCGGCTGCTTGATGATGACGGCCTGCTGGAAGGTGTAGTTGTTGTTCACGTTGCCCGAGACCAGCGTGAGCTCGATCAGGTTGCTCGCCGTGGTGTTGATCGAGGTCTGCGCGGTGTTCGCCACCACCGGGCTCGTCGCCGAGTGCAGGTTGAAGATCGAGCCGTACATCGTCCCGCCCGAGCCGGTGGTGCGGATGGTGACCATCGCGTCAATCACGCCGGCGACGGCCGTGGCGGCGCCGGGGATGCTGGCCGTGGCGGCGATGGTGCCGGTCAGGGTCGTGGTGCCGATCCTGACGCGCGCGGTGGCCGTGGCGCCGTTGGTGCCGGCGCGCGTGTAGTAGGCGCGAATCCGCCACACGTCGCCGGCCGCGTAGGTGTCGGCCGGGATCGAATACGAGATGACCTGCGTCTCGGTGTTGGCGATGGCGCTCGTGGCCGTTGTGCGGACGGCGACCTGCTTGGCCGCGAGGCTGATGCCGGTCTCCATCACGTCGAGGTTGGCCGCGTTGATCGGCGTGCTCGTGCTGGGCGAGTCCGCCCAGTTGACCTTGACGTAGGTCATCAGGCGGCGGTGATCTTCATCACTCCGTCCGTCGCGTCCCACGCGATCGAGAACGTGCCGGAGCTGACGGTCTGATCCGCGCCGAAGTCGACGTACCCGAGCAGCGGGGACGTCGAGCCGACGCCGGTGTCCTTGTAGACCACCGCGTAGCGGGCGGTGAACGACGCGGACGACCAGGAGGTCGTCGCTGCCCGGAGCGACATGACGTTGCTCGCCGTGTCGTAGTTGACGCTCTTGGTGCCCAGCGTCTCGCCGCCGGTGGTGTACCCGTTGCCGTTGGCGACTTCGTTGGTGATGTCCGAGTAGAAGTCGTGCGCGTCCTGGTCGGGCGAATACGAGCTGGTGGTCAGCGCCACCTTGATCGTGTCAGTCGCCCAGTCAACGCGGCGTGCCGAGGTCGTGCCGTACTGGCCCTCGAGCGCCCTGCCGTACCACTTGGCCGAGATAGCCATGTGTCAATGCCTCCTTGGCCCGTCGGCCCGGTGGATTAGAGGAAGTACCCGATGACGGCGCCGAGGATCACCAGGAACGAGCCGGTGAGCAGCGCCCACACGCGAGCGGAGATCGTCGCGCTGCGCTCGGTGTCGTCGTCGTGATGCGAGTCGGCGATGCGCGCGCGGATCTGGAGCTCGCCGACTTGGTTCTCCAGCTTGCCGACCCGGCCGTTCTGCGTCTTGACCTTCGCGTCCAGGGCCTCGAGCCGGTCGCCGACGCGGACGAGCGCGCCCTCCATCAGCGCGTTATGGCGCGCGTGCTCGCGCTCGATGTCGCCGAGGCGGTCGAAGATGGCCTCTAGGCGATCAATGCTCATGCCGGCCCGATGTCCTCGACCAGGATGTAGCCCGGCGCGGTCGCCACTTGCGTGAGATCCACGGTGCCAGCGCTGGTGGAGATGCGGCCCTTGCGCGTGATCGAACCGGAAAGGCCGGTCTCGATCACCTGGATCATCACGGCGAAGAAGTCGCTCGTGGCGAAGGTGCCGTTCCACTGCTGCTTGTCGACGTTTGATGCGTCGGTGATGCGCACGACTACCGTTCCGCCGCTGGTTTTCTGCTGGCAGTACGGCAGGTAGATCGTCGTGCGGTAGGTGCGCGACGATGTTGCCGTCCAGGTCGCCGCGGTCATGCTGGTGATGTCGGCAACCGTGGACACGCCAGTCTGATTAGCCGTCACCAGGTTGTAGTAGACGACCCCGCGCGGGAGATAGTTGAAGTTGGTAGCAGTGAGGACGTCGCCGGTCGAGACCTGCGGCGTCGTGGTGGTCGCGCCCATCGGCAGCTCCTAGTAGGTCAGTCGTGAGTAGGTCTGCTCGACCCAGGCACCGGAGACGCGCTTGTAGTAGCGGCCGGTGTCGGACTCGAGGATGAAGTCACCGTTGGTCGGCGACGAGGGCCGCGAGGCGTTGGTGCACACGGTGTAGGTGACCGTTCCGTCCGGCGGTGCGAACGTGCCCTGCGTGCTGCTGCCGAATACGAAGGGCAGCGCCGTGCCGTACTCGCTCAGGGTGAACGTCGTCACGAAGCGATTGCCGCCGTCGGCGATCTCGACGTCGATGCCCTCGATGATGTAGTCGCCGCTCGTGCCGGCGTTGGCGTCGGTCACCGTCACGCGATCCTGGAGCTCGAGCGAGAGCATCTGCGTCACCGCGGCGGCCGGCCCGCCGTCCATGTCAATCGTGACCGGCGCTGCGAACGAGCTGCGGATGTTCACGATGAACTGCCCGAGGTTGAGCGCCTGCGAGTCGCTCGAGACGTATTCGGTCTCGATCTCCTGCCCGTCGATGACACCGAACGTCCTGACGCTGACGTCGTTCTTGGTGACCTGCGTCGTGCCGTTGGCGAGCGTGTTCGGGCTGGTGCCAGCGGCGCCCGACTGATACCGCCGGGTGACCGCCTGCCGGTTGACGAGATTGTCCAGCTCGAATCCCGGCTGGCTGGTCAGCGCGTAGGTCGTGAGCGTCGTGGTCGATGACGTGCGACGCGAGCGGCTGTTGCGCTCCTCGTAGGTCGCCTTGCCGTCCTTCGAGATGAACAGCACCCCGCGCTCGGCCTCGAGGAGCTCCTGGATGATCGCCAGCGCGCTCTTGCTGCCGTCGGCGTTTCCCACCGTGATCGTGTCGCCGGTGTCGAGCGCGCCGGTGCGCCTGGTCCCGTCGGCCTTGATCCCTCCCTGCCACAGCGCGCGGTCGTTGAAGTCAATGGCGTCGAGCAGCTGTCCGATCCGCCCGCCGGTGGTGCTCGCGGTCCAGCTCATGCCAGCCTCGCCAGGCCGCTGCGCGACACGGAGCCGTCGGTCGCCGATGTCACGTCGGCTTCTGTCCCGTCGTCCGGGGTGTAGGAGTCCGAGCCCGTGCCGCCCTCCGTGGTCGACAGCGCCGGGTCGAGCGGGTTGGTGCGCGACAGGAACATCATCAGGTCAACGCAGGACAGGTGGCAGACCCCGGTCGCGTAGTCGAACCGGGCCGAGCGCAGGAACCCCCAGAACAGGCCGTGGGTGGTTGATGTGTTCGGGTCGGTGGCCCGAATCCTGATCGGTCGCATCGGGACGAACCCCGGGGCGTTGGCCGAGTTGAGCAGGCTGCTCTTGTTCGCGGGATTCCAGTAGGCACGATCCGACGGGCGCATCACGTCGATCTCGGCGGTGCCGGCGTTCATCTGCGCGAGCAGGTCATCGCGCCCACGCTTGATCCTCACCGACAGGACATCGGCCGAGACGTCGTCGTATGCGCCGTTGAAGAATGTCGAGTAGGCGTTGCCGAACACATCCGCGGTCTGCACCACTCCGCTGATGGTCTGGAAACTCGTGTACTCGAACACGATGAGGCCGGCCTGCGCCGAGCTCCACCCGATGCTGACCTCGAACGTCGGAACAGCCACGGATCAGACCGCCAGCCTCACGAGGCGGTCGAGCTCGGGACGCAGCACGCGGGCGGCGTCCCGCGCGTCCAGGACGCCGTTGAACGTCAGGTTGATGACCGGCCCGCCGGATACTCCCGACGCCTGGAGCATCTTTCGCGCCCGGCCGCTGTCGAGCGGGATGACGGCCTCGCGGCCCGCCTCGCCGATCCTGGCGACCGTGTCGCCGGTGACGATGCCACCCTTGGCGAGCTGGATGTTGTACCTCGGGGCGTTCGCCTTCTTCCATGCGCCGAGCTTCTCGGAGAGCCACTTCGAGCCGCCGTTCTTCGTCGTCGGCGCGTCGCCCTTGTGCGCGTCCTTCCACTGCTTCGTCAGGGTTGCGCGAACGCGGCCCACCGCGGCTTCCCAGTCGGACTGGCGTGCGCCCGGCAGCGGGTTGGCCGTCGTGCCGGCGGTCTGTCCGCCGAGCGCGCCTTCGATGATCTGCGTGACCGGCGCCATCGCATCGCGGAACGCGGAGATCCAGTCGGTGCCGAACATCGCGCCCATCTCACGACCGGCGTCGCCGCCGAGCAGCGCCTCGATCTGCGTCTTGAAGGTGTTGGCGTCGATCTCGCCCTGCTGGAAGCGGTTGGCGAGGCTCTTGACGGCCTCCTCGTCGCCCTTGATCGCGGCGTCGATCGCAGCCTGCTGGCGGTCGATCTCCCGCTGCGCATAGAAGTCGGCGAGCGCGTCACTTGCCGCCTGGCGTTCCGCCTCGGTTGCCTCCTCGTCGTCGTTGAGTCGCTTCACTTCATCCTTGAGCGCGTTCTCCTGCTTGAGCATCTGGCGATCGGCCAGTGCCTTCTGCTTGGCCCTGAGCGACATGCCCGCCGCGAAGCCCGTCCCGGCGTCGGAGAACGTGTCGCCGTTGGCGGTGAAGCCGCTCATCCCGGCGTACTTCTCGCCCTTGTATTGCCCGAACATCGACGAGAGCCCGGAGACGGCCGAGGCGGCCGACTGGCGCAGTTGCGTGAACGCCTCCTTGGTGGCCTTGCCGACGACCTTCCTGGCCGTGGCCTTGAGCGCGTCACCCTTCCTCTCCATGCCGACCATGATCCCCTCGACGATCGGCTCGCCGACACCGCGGGCGAATACGCGCGAGGGTGAGCCGATACCGAGCAGGCCGCCGACGAAGTCCTTGAGGCCGGGGACGTACTCGCCGAGCAGGCTGAGCAGGCCGCCCCACGATCCGGTCACGCCGGCCTTGATGCCATCGACAATGGCCTTGCCGATCTCCTTGAACCCCTCCTTGACGAGCCCCCACAGCGCGCCCGGGATCGCCTTGATCTTCCCCCAGATCCACATGCCGATGTCCGCGATGACATTCGCCTTGGCCTTCATGCCCTCCCAGATGGCGTCGCCGAGCTTCTTGAACCCGTCCTTGACGAGCCCCCACAGCGCGCCCGGGACGGCCTTGATCTTCTCCCACACCCAGCTGGCCAGGTCGGCGATCGAGCCGACGCCGGCCTTGATGCCGTCCCAGATGGCCTTGCCGACGAGCTTCATCAGGCCCCAGGCCGTCTGCGCGAGGTTCTTGATCGTCGAGGCCAGCCCGGTCACGAACCCGACGACGATCTGCTTGAGCCCGCCCCAGAGCATCCCCCAGTCGCCCTTGAGGATTCCGGCGAACACCTTGACCACGCCGCCGATCACGTTCATGGCGAACTTGACGCCGGCGACCAGCTGCGAGAGCGCCGGTCCGACCACCGCCCAGATCTGCGGCCAGTATTCGCGGAACACGCCGTAGATCGCCACGACGGCCTCCCCGATGCCCTGCCCGATCTCGCGGAAGGTCGGCAGCAGGTTGGCGCTGAACCAGTCCCACACCTGCTTGGCGATCTGCTGCATCTTCGGCCAGTTGTCCTGGAAGAACCTGGTCACGCCGCGGATGGCCGCGGTCAGCGCCGGCAGCAGTGCCGCCGCAAGCGGGACGACGGCGCTGACAAGGCTCTGGGTCAGATCCTCCCAGGCTCGCTGCGCTCGTGCGACCTGCCCCGGGACGGTTCGGCCATAGGCCGCGGCCGAGCCCTTGGTCTGCTTCTCGAGCTCGCGCAGGATGAGCTGCTGCGCTTCGGCCTTGCGCCCGGTCTCGACGAGCGACTTGATGACGCCCTTCTGCTTGGCGCTGAACGTGACGCCGACGCGGGTCAGCGCGGTGACGCCCTTCTCGGGCTGCTGAAGCGCCTTGCCGACCATGATGGTCGAGCTGTTGAGATCCTTGTGGAACGCGACACTGAGATCCATCGCGGCGCGCGTGGCCCGGTCGAACATCTTGTCGGGGCCCTTGTTGCTGATCGCCGTGAAGGTGAGCAGGAGGTTCTGGGCGGACTGGATGGCGTCGTCCTGGATGCCGGTCTGCTCCTGCAACGCCGAGGCCATGCTCTCGATGTGCCCCTGCGTGACGCCGGCCGCGTTGCCGGTCGACTTGAGCGCTGCCGCGGTCTGCGCGGAGACCTTCTGCTGCTCGCTCATCTCATCAATGCCGGTGCGGAACGCGCTCACCAGTCCTTGCCCGATGGCGAACGTCGCGCCCGCTGCGGCGCCGGTGAGCAGTCCCATGCCGACCGCGCCGAGCTTGCTGCGCTTGCCGAAACGCGACGCGGAGTTGTCCGCCTGGCGGAACGCGCGGCTGAGGCCCGAAGCGTCGCCGACAATGGCAACCTCGACCTTGCGGACAGTGCGCGCCATTACCTGTTCTCCCGATTCATCATCTTGAGGTCGTGACCGATCTGCTCGATCTCATGCGCCGTGAACAGCTCCATCTCCCACGGCCTGATCCCGTACAGGCGCATCAGGCCGGCGTTCCACCAGGTGCGGGGGTCGTCGGGGTCGGGGTCTCCTGGTCGCCGCCTGCGGACTCGTCGGCGTCCGTCGGGGCGGCGTTCGTAGGGCCCTCGTCCTCGACCTCCACCCTGATCGCGCCGAAGTCCAGATCCTCCAGCCGGTCGATGTCGACCTGCTCGCCGGCGCGCTCGGCTGCGATCAGCGCGATGCACACGATGACCTCCGTGTCGACGGCCATCAGGGCGTCCTCGATCTCACCGGCACGCAGTCCGGTGATGCGCTTGATGGTGCCCATCTCCCGGTAGGTGTAGGAGGTCGGCAACGGGTAGCGTCGCTCGCCCTGCGGCCATGCTATGACGACTTCGCTTGCCACGAGCGTCCTTTCGGTTAGAGGTCGTTCTTGCTGAGGAAGGTGTCGAGCCAGTGCTCGAGAGCGCGCTCGGTTTCCGGCAGCGCGTTGATCACGCCGGGGTACAGGAAGGCGCGAGGTCCGAACTCGCCGAACTCGCCGACCTTTCCGTAGATGGCGCCGTATTGCTTGCGCAGCCTCGCGCCGGTCTTGCTCCGGTTGGTGATGCGCGTCATCCCGCGGCGGTGCAGCTGCACGTCGCGCCCGCCGTATTCGTAGATCGCCGGGTAGGCGAATCCGCCCCGGGTTGCCTTGGCGCGGATGAACACGCCCATCTGGGTGACGGCGGGCGTGATCTTCCTGACCAGCTCGCCGGTGTCGACGAGCCCCTTCATCCGGGCCTCCATCTTCGCGGCGTTGGCCGCTGGCCCGGCGGCGTCCTTGAGGCCCTCGCGGACCTCCTTCTTGGCGGTCTTGCTGACCTTGTTGAGATCCCGCTGCAAGGCGGCCAGACCTTCAACCGAGAAGGTCCAGCCGCCCGCAGTGGTTGTCAGCGCGTTCCCTGGGGAACGACGACGTGCCATGATTAGGAAGCGGTGTCCGACGTCATGTAGTTGATGACGATCGGGTCGGTGCTCCCGTCGTAGAGAACCTTGAACGGGATCTCCTGCGTGAGCACGTCCGGCCCCTTGATCTGCGGGTCGCCGCCGGCGTCGAACCGGGCCTTGGCGATGTCGATCTCGATGTAGGGGTAGGTCGAGCCCTCGATCGCGGTCGCCGCGGTCCACTTCGCGTTGATCGCGGCCTGCGTGTCGGCCGTGAAACGGGTGTACGCGGTCAGGTCGAGGAACTCCATCGTGATCGAGCCGGTGATCTCGGTCATGCCGGCGAGGATCGGCTCGCTCATCGTGGCGCCGCCCAGGAAGTACCTGTCCGACTTGAGGTTGTTGTTGACCTCGACGGAGATGTCGGTGACCACGGCGACGGTCGACCCGGCGACCTTGACGACGCCCTGCGTCCAGTAGAACTGCTCATAGGCAGCGGCCGAGCCGGTCGTCGGATAGGTGGCCGTCGCAAGCGACTGCCCCGTCGTCATGTCCTGGCCGACGAATGACACGTCGGCCTTGAGGATCTCGTCGACCGACGAGCTGAGCGAGATCGTGTCGCAGCGCATGCCGAGAAAGCTGAACGGCTGGACGGTGCCGGAGACGTCCGGCCGGCCGACCTGCACGGTGAGCGACGTGCCGTAGATGTCGCCCAGGGTGTGCGCGTGGAGCCGCGCGAGCGTGGCGCCCGACGGCGTCGAGATCGACGAGCTGCCGAGCGCGTGCTTGAGCACGAGCCCGAAGCCCTTGGTGGCGGGCTCGAGCGTCACGGAACCCTCGACGCGCTTGTGTCCCGGCGCGTAGCGGTCGGTGCGGAGCACCCTGTTGTTCGCACGCAGGCCCGGCGACTCCACCCTCTCGATCTGATACTCGAACGACTCCTCGATGAACTCAAGGAAGCGGGTCGGGGTCTGATAGGTACCGAACGTGCTGCTCTCTGCGAGACCCATCTGGGCCGCGAGCGCTGACCTGATGGCCATGTGTTACTCCTCCTCGGCCTTTGGGGCCTTCTTGGTGGTCTGCTTCGGAGCGGCCGGCTCTTCGTCCGCGCTCCATTCCCCGTTCGCCAGGAGAGACTTGGCGATGTCCTCGGGGAATGTGGTCGGCTCGCCGTGCATCGCCGACACCACGCGCCCATCGGCGAGCGGGACATCGACGCCGTCGTGCGGGCCGTGGTAGGTGATCTTCACGGCGTACCTCCTAGATGCGCGCCTGGACGCGCACGCCGATCGTGAGGAGGGCCGAGCGTGTGGTGTCGCTCGCGCCGACCTCGAGGTTGACGGTGTTCACGGCAGCCACGCGGACGGTGTTGTCCATCGTGGGAGACGTGGTTGTCTCGCGCAGCTCGTCCTCGATCTCGGCGAGCAGCGCATAGGCGCGCTCAACGGCAGGCTGGGTCTGCTGGCCCTCGCGGATCACGAACACCATCACTTGAACGGTGTAGACCTCTTCCTTGGCGAGCTGGCCGAGCCCGGCCCACGTCTGCTCGCCTTCGAGGCCGAGCACGTTGATGCTCTCGCGTCCGGGGTCCGGCAGCGCGGGCCCGTAGTTGACGCGCACGCCCGCCAGATTCGTGCGGGCCGCCAGAGCGGTGACCAGGGCGTCCATGAACGCCGGCGCGGTGCTGGTCGCCATCAGTAGATCAGGTGCCGCCGGTAGGTGTTGAGCAGCCTGCGTGCGGCCGGCGGGAGTCCGTAGGACGCCACGCGCTCGGTCGCCAGCTGCATCGCCTCATCGACGTCCAGCGCGAAGGCGCTGATGTCGCGCCGCATGCTTGACGTCACCGACAGGACCGCGGCCTGCTTCACGGGCTCGGGGATCGACGGGAATCCCCACACGCCGGCGACGTCGACGAGGGCGTAGCCGTAGCGCACGGCCGTCGGTGAGGTGAACATGCCGGTGAGCAGGTTCGAGAACTGGATGCTGGTGAACACGCCCTCGGCCTTGGTCACCGGCTGCCCCTGGTACTGATCGGTCACCGTCAGGGCGAGCGGCGCGGTCGACTCCGGGTGGAGGGTCACGGTGGAGATCGTCTGGCAGTCATACGGCTCGAGGTCGAGCCGGTACTGGCCAAGATCCATGCGGAACCGGCGCGTGGTCGGCGTGCCGACCGATCCGGTGACCGGAGCGAACTCGCGGTTGACCTCGTTGCAGATCGCCTTTGAGTAGATGCTGATCAGCGCGTCGATCAGCGAATCGCGGCTCGTGTCGGTGACGGGCGTCTCAAGCGCGAGGCGCACGTCCGTCCGCGAGCAGAGGTCACCAGCGGCCATCGGCTATCGCTCCTCGACCTTCTTGGCGCGGGTCGTCTTGGGGGCAGGGCGCTTGGCGGCGCGTGCGGCCGGGGGAGCGGCCTGCCCGGTGATCTTGGCGATCTCGGCGTCGACGTCCTTGACGCGGTCCTTCATCCCGCGGATCTCGTACCCACGGCGCTCCTCGATCAGTCCTGCGAGGCGCTCGGCCTTGTCCTTGTCATTCACGATTCATGTCTCCATGTAGGGGAGAACGACGCGGGGCGGACCCGAAGGCCCGCCCCGCTTGTGCCGTTACTGCTGTGGTGCGCTTAGCCTCAGAAGCTGGGCGAAGCCAAGCCCGAGCCCGAGATCTTGGCGATGCCCTTCGCGTAGCGCTCGGACGCGAACGCCGAGTAGTTGAAGAGCTGGAGACGGACCTCCAGCGTGCCCGAGAGCACCTGGTCCATCACGCGGGTCACCATCGGGCCCTCCATCAGCGGCATGTCGTCGGCGCGGACGAGGTAGATCTCGTCCTCGTCGGTGCCGGAGCCGTAGGTGGTGCCGATGTTGGCGTCCACCACCACGGGGTAGCCGGCGATCGACAGCGGCACGCCGCCATCCTGCTCACCGACGCCGCGGTAGAACCCGCCCTGCTGGAACAGCGGGAAGGTCGAGCTCAGGTTGCTCGCCAGCCATGCGGCGCGACGGGGGTGCATGACCCAGTGCGTCGGCGGCAGGTAGCGGTTGCTGAGGACCTTCTGCACCGCGTCGAAGAGCTTTGGCATCAGCTCAGCGGCCGTCGGAGAGCCGTCGGTGTAGGTCACCGTGTTGATCGACGACACGTTGCGGATGCCGACGTGCTCCGAAGAGGCGGCGGCGCCGCGGATGCACTCGCGGTCGAGCTCAGTGGCGTGCGCCAGAGCCAGGTCGCGGAAGATGATCTGGTCGAAGGCCGGGTTGCTGCGCTCGAGGAGTTGCAGCGACACGTCCTGCTGACCGGCGATCGTGCGGACGTACACCGAGATCTGGTCGGAGGTGACGTCGGTCTCGCTGACCGCGGCGCCCTCGACCTGTGCCGCCTCGGACGCACCCGTGAGCATGCGCGGGAGCGTGACGACCATGCCGGCGTCCGGGAGCGGAACGCTCGGCAGCACGCTGGCGAACGGACGGCCCGCACGGGCGACCTCCACCGCGTACTCGGCGAGGTAGACCGGCGGGATGAAGCCACCGCCCGACGTGGTGATCGTCGTGTCGGTGTTGCGCATCTCCGCGTCGTGACGCATGAGGCGCTTGGCGGCCTCGGCGTCGGTGCGGTGGTGCACGATGTCGTAGAGGAACGACCGCTGGTCCGGGGAGTCCGGGCGGTAGGTCGGCTCCTCCTTGGTGACGCGGACGTCCGTGGAGAGGGCGGGAGCGGCCTTGCGGGCCTCAGCCACCTTCTCGTAACGGGTGACGGCGCTCTTGCGCGCCTCCACCTCGGACACCGCGCCGTCGAACTCGGCCTCGAGGGCAGCCAGGTCAGCGCCCTCCTCGGCGAGCTCGATCGAGTCGGCCGCCGACTGCATGCGCAGCTCGGCGTCCTCGAGGGCCTTGCGGGCCTCGGTGATCTTGGTCTCCATGAGTGTGTTACCTCGTGAGATCGAACTTGACGATGGTCAGCCGGCTCTTGGTCTTGGCCTTGAGCTGGCGAAGCGCCTCGCCCTCGGGGGTGAGCGACGAAGTCGTGCCCGCAGGGTCGTCCTGCGCGACGGTGGCCCGTGCCGGCTGGGGCACGCGACCGGAGCGGAGCGCTCGGTCGAGCAGCTCCACCTTGGTGCCGACGGGGTATGCCGGCCATGTGACGACGCTGACGTCGTACAGACCGTCAACGTCCTGGACGGTGCGGAACGGCTTGCCGTCCCGCATGTCCCACTCGTCTCCGTCCTCGGCGATCGTGAACGCGAAGCTCATCTGATCAACCAGGCCGGAGCGGATCTTTCCGACGACACGCTGGACGTCGAAGTCCTCCATGTCCACCCGCGCCCACATGCGCAGGCCCTTACGGTCCTGCGCGAGCTCGAGCGTGCCGTTGCGCGTGCTCGCCATGACCGTGTCGGGGTCGTGGTTCCACAGCAGGCACACGTTGAGGTCGGTCGCCTCAAGCGCCCGGGTGAACGCACCGGGCGCGATCATCTCGCGGAAGCCGCCGAGGTCGTCCGACGGGGTGTTGAACACCGACGCATACCCGGTGAGGGTCCGGTACTGCGATCCGGCGCCGCTGTCGCGCCACTCGGCCTCGGCGAAGCGCGTCGTGTGCGTCTCCCGCGAGCGGTACGCGCCCATCTCGTCGTCCTCGGCGTCCATGTCGCCGTAGTGACTCATCGCGCCATCGCCGTCGGCGTTGTGGTTCTCGCCCTGGTCGATGTCGATGTGCACCGACACGTTGACGCAGTTGCCCTCGTCGCCATCGGGCTCGTCGCCCTCGGGCGCCTCGTCGGGCTCAGGGGCGTCGATCGGGTCAGTGACGACCGGGTCGACGCGCTCCTCCTCGATGATCTCGCGGCTCTCAACGGCCGCGTCGGCCTTGTCGCGGCCCATAGCAGTGTTGCCCTCCTCGGCGAAGCTCACGCGGAGTCCGCCTTGTCGTTCTGGACGGTCGGTTGCAGGTTGGGAGCGCCACCGACCGGCGTCTGCTGCACCTCGTCGCCGCCTTCGACGGGCGGGAGGTTCTCGATCGCGCGTGCCTCGTTCATGCTCATCCAGCCGCCCTGGCGCGCCTTGAGCAGAGCGTCGTAGCGCGTCTGCGTGTCCGCGCGCAGCAGTCCATCCACCAGCCACTCCGGCTCGAGGTCGGTGCCCTGCGGAAACAGCGCGTCGCACGCACGCAGCGCCATCTCAATGCGCCGGCAGCGCGGCAGCAGGCAGTAGCGCACGAAGCGCAGGGACTCCTCCTCCGCGCTCTGATTCGTGCCGGCGTTCGGGACGCCGAGCATGGCTGGCGGGATACGGAAGATCCTCGCCACCTCCTCGACGCCGTACTGCCGGCTGCGGATCAGCTCGGCGTCGGCCAGTGTCATGCCCAGGCGCTCGAGCGTCGCGCCGTTGGTGAGCACCGCCGGGCGCGCGGCGTTGTGAAGGCCCTGGTGGGTGCTGTTCCACACCTGCAACATCTCGGTGGCCTGCTGGCGTCCGAGGTTGCCCGGGACGGTGATCGCAAGGCCCGGGGTCGCGTCGTTCGCGTAACTGCGGCCGGCGAACTCCTCGGCGGCCAGCGCCACGCCCAGGGTGTTCTTGTGCTCGGCGATCGGCGAGACGCCCATCATCCCGCCGCGGATTGCGAAACCGCGGATGTGGAGCATCTCGGCGCTGGTGAGGCTTTGGTACAGGTGACCGTCAACGGTCACGTCAAAGCGCTTCTCCTGCGTGTCCTTGTCGCGGTGCACGCGCACCCCGTAGGGATCGACCACATGCATCTCGACCACGCGCGATCCTGCACGGTTGAGCTGGATGAAAGCGTTGCCGGTGTATTCGATGCAGCTCGCCACATCCGACCAAAACTCCATCGCCGACTGCTCGAGGTTCGGCCGCTCGTGGAGGAGCTGGTACTGCCAGTCACGCAGCGCCCTCACGCGCTCGGTGCCCGCGCCGCGGTAGGTGATGAGCGGCAGCGAGCCGATGGTCTCGGCGATCAGCCTGACCGCTGCCCCCACGGCCGCGAGGCCGGACGCGACCTCGGGCGTGACGTAGCGCCCGGTGAACGCATAGAGCCCGCCGCCGGGGGACATGCCCGGGAGCGGGATCGCGCTGCTGCCCCATTCCTGGGAGCGCTGCGCATGAGCCGCGGTCGCCTTCTTCTGCCAGGGCCATGCCATCAGGCCACGACCTCCATGCGCCCGTCGGGCGTCTCCATCATGCGGACGCCGGCGCGCTCGAGCGCCAGGGCGTCGCGTGTTCGGTAGTAATCGTGCGACGCCGCCCGGCGGTGCGCGGTGCGACGATGAGTACGGTGCTCGACCTGCACGCCGGCGATGCGCGTGCTGCGCTCGAGCGGCAGATTGTCGGTGCCCCACAGGTAGACCGGGTCATCTACGGGGCCGGCGAGGTAGGTGTAGTGATTGCCCTCGACCCGGAGATCGGGCAGGGCGCGGAAGATCATGCGGAGATCGTGCTGGCTGCGCGGCTGGAGGTTCATGGCGAGGTTGGCCTCGCCGCTTTCGTCGTATGCGTCATGCTGGGTCAGGGTGACCTCGATCACGTCGGACTCGATGCAGTCCAGGCGCGTGCGCAGGTCAGCGGGCGCGTGAGTCAGCACCTCGTCGGCGTCGAACACCCAGATCCAGTCGCAGGTGTCGGTGACCAGCTGCGCGAGGCGGAAGGCCAGGGTGCGCTTCTCGACCTCGTTGCCGAAGAACGGCTCGGTCGGCTGGTACAGCGTGAGCCCGATGCCCATCGCGTCGCAGGTCCGCTGGATGACCTCGGCCTGATCCGGCCCGGAACGCGCGACGCCGCCGTGCGGGTAGGCCATGTATGGCCCGTCAACGGCGACGAGGTGATCCAGGTGCCGGCCGAAGCTCGACACGGTCGCCGCGAGCCACGCCGGCGCCTCGTCGTACCAGGAGAGCAGGCCGACCAGCTTGCTCGTCATGGTGCCCTCCCGGCGTCCACGATTGCCGCCCACAGATCGGCGCGACGTGCCTCGGACTCGTCGAACAGGTACTCGCGGGCCAGATCCATGACGTTCTCGAGCCGGCGCATGCGCAGCAGCGAGATCACGCCGTCGGGGGTGGGGACGTCGATCCCGTGCTCCTCAAGCACGGCGCGCAGTCCCAGGTTCTCACCGTGCGCGACCCGCAGCCTGTCCTCGAGATCCCAGATCACGTTCGCCGAGGCATCTGCGGCATCGCGCACGGGGATGCGGTTGGTGTCGGTGGTCACGCCGGCACCTCGATGTCGTCCCACGAGAGCAGGTAGTCCGCGGAGTCGCCTTCCATCTGGCAGCGCCATGTGGCGATGGCCGCGGCGACCAGCGCGTCGATCTTGACGCGCCCCTGCCCGCGGATCTTGCGGACCTTCCATCCGTTCTCGGTATGCTCGGCCTCGGCGTGCGTGACGTGCTCCGACAGCACCAGGTCGCCGTCGTGCGCGATCCGGCCGGTCTGCACGCCGTCGAACCACGAGGCCCACGCGCGGGTCTGATTCGCGCGCCTGCCCCATGCGTCGGTGGTCGTGAATCCCTGCTCGGCCAGCATGCGCGCGGCCAGCTCGAAGCGGTTGGGGTCGTAGGAGACCTCACGGATGGCGTGCGTCTCGGCGAGCTTCTCGATGACCTCGAGCGCGATGCGCGGGTCCATCACGTTCTCGGCGACCAGCTCATGGCAGGCCACGCCTCGCTTCGCGCCGATGACGTGGCACTTGACGCCGATGCGGTCGGTGTCGGGGATGCGCCACGCCCAGGCGACCGCGGTGCAGTCGTCGGCGAGCGCCGCATCCACACCAACGAACAGATCCGCGCCCTCGGGGACGGCCAGATCGGGAACCTCGAGGGCCTGCCAGGCGGCGCGCTTGATCCACGCGCGCTGCGAGCCATCGGTCCAGACGCATGCGTGCAGCTGGAGGAACTCGTCGGGGGAGAGCTCGGGGTTGGCGGCCTGCTTGGCGAGGTACTCCTCGGTGATCCACGACGCGGGGTTGGCGGCCTTGATGGCCTTCGTGTCGGCCGGGTCGGTGGTCTTGGCCTCGTACTTCCAGACGAGCGTGCGGCCGGCGAAGTTGCGCGAGACGGTAAGCGCGCCGTCCTTGGTGAGCTCGCCCTGGCGCTCGTTTCCGTCGATCAGGCGGCCGAGGATGCCGGTCTCGCGCGTGTGCGACTCGCCGGCCGTGGTGATCGTGAACACCTGTGCGCTCTTGCGGGCACCGCCGGCGGTCGTGAGCGCGGCCCATGCCCGGCGAAGTCGCGGTGCCTGCCAGGCGTGAAGCTCGTCAACCACCACGAGCGACGGGTTGAAGCCGTGGAGGCGGTCGGGGTCTGAGCTCATACGGAGGATGCGCCCGCCACCGTCGACGCGCGCAATCTCGCCCACGTAGTCGCGGATGTGAAACTGCGAGGCCAGAAACTCATTGCGGCGGATAAACGCGGTGACCGCGTCGAACAGCCGGCCGGCCTGACGGTCGGATGAGGCCGCGAGCAGGATCTCCGGAGAGCCCTCGTGCTCGAGGCAATGAAACGTGGCATACGAGGCGAGCATCGTGGTCTTGCCCTGCTTGCGCGGCAGCACCGCGCACACGCTCGACCAGATGGTGTTGCCCTCCTCGTCAACTGCCAGGGCCTCGTCGAAGAAACTGCGCTGCCAGGGCTCGAGCTCGAGCGGCTGGCCGGCGAACACGTCGATCGACTGGATGCAGTAGGTCTTGGCCCACCACGCGAAATGCTCGCCCCGGGTCGCGTGCGCGTACTCAGACAGCGTCACTGAGCACCTTCAGCTTGGGCGGCGCGGCCGCGCGGTCGGGAGCCGACACCGCGCCCACGGGGCGGCCGGGCTTGTTCTGGCTCTTGCCCTTGGCGCTGTAGCGCTCGGGGAAAGCGCGCTCGAGGTACCAGGCCGCGGCCTGCCAGGTGCCATCGGCGGCTGCGCGCTGGATGGTGGCAAGGGCCCGAACCTCAGCCTCGGAGCGCGCCTTGCGCACGTCCTGGGCAAGCGCGAGGTAGCGGTCGTCGGCCGCGGAAAGCTTCGCGCCGGCCTCGCGGCGGGTCTCGGCGTCCTCGCCCTTCTGAAGCCACGACTGCAGCGTGCGCTTCGACACGCCGGCGTGCTCGGCCGCGGTCTCGATCGTGCACCCGGTGCGAAGGATCTTCACGATGGCCTCGTGCAGCACATCGTTGAGCTTGCTCGGGCGGCCGGTCGGCCTGTGCTCGCTCACCGGCTCTGGCCCTCGTAGCGCTTGCGGATGACATCGCAGTAGCGCGGATCGAGCTCGACCAGGCGGGCCTTGCGGCCGAGCCGGTCGGCGGCGATGAGCGTCGTGCCCGATCCGCCGAACGGGTCAAGCACCACCTCGGCGTGGTTGGTGGAATTGCGGATGCACCGCTCCACCAGCTCGACCGGCTTCATCGTCGGGTGCAGCTCGGCCTTGCTCGGGCGGTTGATCTGCCAGAGCGAGGTTTGCTTCCGCCCGCCGTTGAAACGGTGCGTCCCCTCGATCCACCCGTAGATGAGCGGCTCGGCATCGGCGTCGGTGTCGACCACGGCCTCGCCGGCCTCGCCGTGGATGATGGGCTCGTGCTGGTAGTGGTAGTCCGAGCGGCCGAGCACCAGGCGGTCCTTGGCCCAGATGATCATGTGCCGGAGCGGGAACCCGGAGTTCTGAAGCGACAGCATCAGGTACATGAGCAGGTCGCCGCCCTGGGGCCCGGACACGTAGTACGCCGAGCCCGGCCGGAGCACCGTGTGCGCTGCCTTCCACGCGCCGGACCAGAGCCGGGCCATATCCTCGGTCGAGAGCGAATCGTTTGCGATCGCGCGGTGCTTGGTCTTCTGCCCGCGCTCCTTCATCGACTCCACGTAGCTCACGCCGTAGGGCGGATCGGCGAACAGCATGCTGGCCTCGTCGCCCTGCATGAGCAGCTGCAGCACAGCCGGGTCGGTGCAATCCCCGCACACAAGCCGGTGCGGTCCGAGCTCATAGACCTCGCCTTCGCGCGACTCGGGCTCCCCCTCTGGGAGGTCGGGAACGTCGTCGGCGTCGGCTGCGGGGTCGCCGGCCATCTCGTCCAGGGCCCGCGTGATGCTGCCCTCGTCCTCGGGGAGAAACGCGAGCACGTCCTGCATGCTCATGTCCTCGAGCACGTCCTCGAGCAGCCGGGCATACGCCTCGGGGTCGTCCTGGCCGCGGGTGCGGTTGAGCACCTGAGCGAGCACGCGGGCATGAGAGTCGTCGACGTCCACAATGTGCACAGGGGCCTTCTCGAGGCCCATCTTGCGGTACAGGCCGAGCCGGTGGTTCCCGGAGATGACCTCGTAACCGCCGTCCTCGCGCGCGCGCACCACCAGGTTCTCGACGATGCCGAACTCCTCAATCGAGCGCTCGATCTTGGCGAGCACCTCGTCGGGAACGCGGTTCGCGTTCCACGGGGCGTTGTGCAGCTGCTTTACGGGAACCTGCTTGACGGTGAGTTGCTTCACCATCGCCTTTCAGGTTGGGTTTCCGTCAGAAAA